ACAAGTTTACATTTATAAATGCGGCCGGGATCCGATATGAACCCAGTACAGAGCAAGATCTGATAGAAGCGGTGAATGATCTTCATGAGGCTAGGATGACGTATCCGAATTGATAAATTTTAAAAACATTTCGAACAAGTTCTGTCAAGTTCTGGCAATGTGTGGCGAAAACTTTTTTGAGGACGTACGTGTTTAATTTTATAACCACGTGGTTATAAAACATTTCGAACAAGTTCTGGCAAGTTCTGGCAATGTGTGGCCGTTAGTTTACGAGTTATTGTTAGCAAGGTTATCGAGTTTAAGACCGCTGACCATGGACATGAGATTATTCATATCCACGGGTTTATTTTGCTCAACAAGCTCCATTGTGTCTGTAACTACTTTGAGGGTGTTTTTGGTTTCGTCATCGAGCTCGTGCTGGACGCCCTTAATTACGTCAACAACAGTTCCGGTAAGGTCCTTGATGCTATATTTACCAGTTTGTAGATTATTCTTGATGTTGTTGACCATTTGTTGAAATCCAGGCTTTGCCATGAGAGCATTGACGTCGCTGATGTCATCTAGGTCACCCATATTTTTTACATGATCCATCACATCAGACATGATAGGGTTGTTTTGGAACGCAGCCATTGCTCCAGTAAGTCCTGCTGCGCCTTGCGGTGTCTCTATCTGAGTAGGCTTACCGTTAGGGAATAGATCCTTCTCAACCTTGATGATGTTTTTCCAAAAAGACTCATCATCATTGATGAAATTTTCCATAGCCAATGTGAGAGACATCTTACCGGTCTTAAAATCTGGGCAAGTTAACTTTTTGTCGGTAATGGATTGGTTAGCAACCAAGAATCGTTTGAATAGTTCAACTTCTTGGATCCTATCATTATCTGAAATTTTGTTTAAATGTTTGATATATGTTATGATCATTGGGTAACGGCGTTTGGCGTACTTGAGGGATGTAAAAAATTCTACAAGGGTATTGAATTCCATCTTTTGTTTTTTACACATATCTTGTTAAATCGTTTCAAGGAAACGACGTGACTTGGACATCTCCCATAGCGGCAGATGCAGCCCCGTAGACCTGGTGACTCATGTTGGTCTTAGCCATATCCACACCACCGATAGTAGTTTCAGTACCACCAGACGAATTATAAATGAGATTTGCAAGGGAATTGCTGGTCTCGTTATTCACGCCTCCGAGAACGTTCATGGCCCCTTGTTGTAGATTTAATTGTGGATTTTGCGCATAGGAACTCACAAACCAATTACCGGTAATTGGTACAATGGGTAGATCCCCTCTGATAGGATCACCTTGGCCTCGTAGTCTAGAGTTCCTATTAGCGTACATATACCTGTCGTACACAATAGGTTGCTTCATCTCACCATCTTGACTTACAAATGATGCTTGGTCAAGTTCAGTCACTGTATTGGTAGGCCATCCATTAACAGAACCTGACGCAACTGCCATGTTCTGTACCTGTTTGTAGTTGCCGTTTGTATATGCTGCTGAATAGGGGTTGTGAGGATCTAGAGAAATCTTAGGTGTACCTAGATATTTGCTTTCCTGCCACCCATATTGAGGATTTGCTTGTGCGTATCCTTCAACAATGGGAGGGGGTTGCACACCTGGTCTTTTATTGGTGCAATCGCTGGAACTGCCAAACGCAGCCTGATAAGCGGATGCAGGCCCACTCATTTCATTGAATCCTTGGCTAGGAATGTCTTGAGTAATTGCGTAGTTGAGTGGGTCTGGGGGATTAGGTTTCTCTTGCAGGGGATCCTGAGGGACACCCATTCTATTGTAGTTAGGGAACTTGGTCCTCAAATCAGGACCGTAGTTAACGTTTGAAAAACGTGGACTGAGGATGCCTTGAAAGTTAGGGACCTGAAAGAAGTCTTGATCGTTTGGATTTTTGAACATCTTTTCAACCTTAACTTGTCTACTAGGGGTCATCCAAAATCCTTCCTTTGTTTCATCACCGCAGGTGGAGGCCATGTAAACCGTGGCTCCCAAAAGTGCTATCAGTACAGTTGTCATCAACACTACTTGATTCATTTTTATAGAGGTGATAGAATATTTTGCGTCCTATTCCTACTTTGATACATGGGTAGAAAATGAATTTAGCCATACAATGACATATATAAAACAAACCATGAACCGAAGTGAACATATAAAGGTTCCTAAGGGACGTAAGGTAACATCCCTCGATGCACCGACTAAAAACAAAGTAATGGACATAGAAACTAAGAAGGTTATCCAATACATCTCATCTACTGTCTCTCTCACGCGTGGTAAACGTTATAGATGTTGGTGGTGTACACTTTCAATAGACAACGAGCCTATTGGGTGTCCAATCAATGTCTTGCATAATCAATCTGAAGTTACGTACTCTACAGATGGAGTCTTTTGTTCTTTTAATTGTGTGAAGGCGTACATTAATGATAAAGAACGTTTGAATGTAATGTATAAAAGAAGCCATGTTCTGTTAGGTCATATGATCTGTGATATGAATGGACATGTATCACCAGTTACGATAGACCCAGCACCCGACAAGTGTCTATTGATCGAATATGGGGGCTACATGACCGAAGAACAATACAGACACTGCTTCGATCGCATGCTATACACGGAGAAAGGTATCATCAAAATGTATCCTACCACCTCTATCTTCGAGGAGGAGGGAAGATTAAATAATAGAGACATCCCAAATTCTTGAAGGTATTTATAAATCATCCTCATCAAAATAAAAATGTTGAAAATCTTGGTGATATTGTTCGTCATCACTATACTCGTTCTGATTTGGTGGAAGACTACTACTCGCGATATAGCTTATTTCGATGGCAAAACCATTTTCCAGATCCCAAACCCTCTCTTTACAAAGGGTCAGGACGACGAAATATCCATCGCTCTCAAGTTACCCAAGGACGGTGTCAGAAACGGTATTGTCCTGTTCATGTCTGGAACTGACAACAACTTCCAAATTGTTTATATCCAAGACGGGAAACTCATCATCAATACCAACAATGATTCGATATACATTATGATTCCAGATCTGGAGACATATGTTAAAAGCCAATTCTGGCTTCGTTTAAGCTTCACTATTATGGATCAGTTCAAATCCACACCGATATACTTTGGAGGAGCTCCAATTGAACAGATTCCTATCAACACACTCTCATTCGACGACCAACCAATCCCGTTTCCAAATAGCGGTCTGATGGCGTGTACCAACTACTGCTATCTCAATAACGACGTCAACATAAGCACCATGTTCCAACAACACGGTCTCCGCACCTATTGTTAGTTACTCTATTACCTCATGAGGTAATAGACATATTTTTGATATATTTTTTGGATATATTTTGATATATTTTTTATATATTTACTGTTTCACATATGCGTTATTGTAGAGTTTACATACCTTCCTTGATGCAAGATTACCTGGGATACCGATCGTGTATGGGGGAATATTGTTACCTTCTTCTTGTAATGAGCTTCCATTACTGCTTCCTGCAATACGTGTTGATTGAGATTGTTGGTAACGTTGAATGTTTTCAGCAATAAAATGCTGCATTTTGGGGATATTGTTTTTAGGGTTGTCCTCATCTTGGAAAAACTGGGCAATCACGCGACCATGCGCGAAGAGGAGAAGGTGCGGTACGTACTGGATGGGTGTCTTAGTTCCGATAGACATGTTGCTCAATTGATAGTTGTTTTGTGAGACGTCCATATATGCAAAGTTTACACCTCTAATCATCCTAGATATATAATTGAAAGCTGGTTTAACATCATCGCACCACCTACAATCGTTTGTAAAAAAGAATACGAACAAATAACCCTGGTCGTTAGGTTTGAATAATTCACCATTCTGAATTTTGAAATCATTGGGTGTTAGAAACATTTTATATACCTACTAGTTTCTTTATCCCATTCATTCCCAGCATACATCTCAAGAAATCACCAGTTGGAACACAACCATGACAATGAGAAAAATGAGTGTTTTCACAAATATTAGGATTATTTCTGAATCAGATACAATGTTTTTGAGGAAGTTGTCTACCATGGGTAGACTGAGAACAACGAAAAGAATCGTAGGGATTATCAGCTTCTTGAGTTGGAGCGACTTAGCTACGGTCACCCCGTCCCCGAACACGTCGCGCATGACATTCATGTCAATGTCAGAGGGTTGGTCCTGAGACTGTGGTAGGTTTGCAATTCTATCAGCCATTTTCTTATTATAGGATAAATTTGATCATTACAACAATTAGCGATTTTTCTTGTCTAGCGTACTCTCGGATATATATGATTCGCGCTCCTTGGCCATTTGCTGTGCAAGTAACGTGATGTCAACCTTCTCCTTTTTCTGTATCTGAGGTACATCGTCTTCTACAGGTACAGGTACAGGTACCTGTACAGGTTGTACTTCACTCACCCTAGGTTGCTGTGAACCGATAGACGTCCTCTTGTGAGGAATATGTTCCTCTTGTATGGTTTCCTGTTGGTGTTGGGGGTCATCACCAATAGATGGAGGGGGGTATAGTGCCTTCATGACCTGATCAATCCACATGTATATGTAGTCACGTTCAAACTTTTGTTTGATTTGGTGGGGGGTGGCTCCTTTGAAATACTCTACCAACAAGGTTGGCACGTACTCAATACCGTTCTTTTTAAGCATATCCTTGAAATTATAGTGGTCTATACATATCATGGTCATACCGGTCACTTGGGGGAAGTCGAGTGGTAAGCCTTTGATGTAAGATAATAAATCTTTCGAGGCCTGTGAGTAATTCGAGTACAAAAGTATGCAATATTTTCTATCCATTTTATACTCATATGTTCTGCCGTTAGATGTTTATAGGGATGTCTCGTCGCCAATCTCTTGTTCAATCTGTTGCTGTTCTTGAGGTTCAATCTCTTGTTCAATCTGTTGTTGAGATTGTTGAGGTTCAATCTCTTGTTCAGGTTTAATCTGTTGTTGAGGTTGTTGTTGAGGTTTAATCTGTTGTTGCGGTTGTTGTCTCTGAATAACACGATCCAGGACGTGCTCAACGAAGGCGTTGCGTTTTTTGGCCGTCAAGTCTGCCAGATTACCTCCTCTGTACTTTTTAGGTACGTTGCTGATAAACGGAAAGAAGCGTGAATGATGATTTAGTTCAGCAGTGAGGTTATTTATACCATAGGGTTGGCTTGCCAGAACATCTGCCACTGAGACGATAACGAGGGCGTAGAAAAATGTGATTGGTTCATCAGAACCAACATAGTCAATATATTCGTCAACTGTTTTGATGTCTTGTGGACCTTTCCATTTTTTAATATAGTTACCTAATTCCCAATGAAGGTCTATAATTTTGGCTAATATTTGAATATCTTCTTGTTTGAAACCCAGTTCTCCTAAAAGGTCGTTTATTTTGAAAGAACCTTTTTGGTTCATATTTGCATCTAGGATGGGGAGGGAACGTGTGCCACGTATGTATTCGCCTCCGGTCTTGGGGTGTTCAGGAATTGAGAAGTAGACGTAGTCATGACGCCGTTTGATTGTGTGTTTGCTGTTTGGATCCATCTTGCCTATGTCGTGAATGAACGCAGCGGCTGCTATTTTTTTCTGGATGTCTATGTCTGGGATGCCGTACTTGGGTGTGTTGAGGACAAGCTGTTCTGCAAATAGGAGTGACCATATCGAGTGTTCAAGGAGGTTGCCTGCATGGAAGTTGATGTTTGTTGATTTGTAGAGAGCCATTTGTTCTAGGAATAGTGATATTTCGACGGGGGCGTTTTTGACATTTAAGTGCTGCCAGTCAAGAGGGTTGGTCATGTTACGGTTGAGCCATTTGATAGGGTTGCAGAACATGAATTCAAGATGAAAGTACCGTTGTTTTTTTTCAACTGGTGTATTGGCTGCGTACCCGGCATAATCTTTAGAGAGGAATGTGCACAACCAATTTGTGAAAGGTAGGTCCACATCTCTATAAGAGCGCCGTTTTTTATGCTTGATGTTGATATTACCAAACTCGGTGTCCGAGTAATCTACCTCAACTTTAGATAAGTTGAACATGAATTTCAATTGATCCTTACTCTTATCGGGTACGTTGGGGTTGTTGAGGAGTCGCCATATATTAAAATTGTTGTCAAGGAGGAAGAAGACCGCGTCTTCCTTCAGTTCGTAAACATTGATGCATTTGTCACCGCATATTTCGGAGAATTTTTTGTTCTGGAGAGAGTACAGACGTGCAGTTTCGGGTGTACCGAACCAACCCGGGGACACTTTAAAATATTCGGTAGTTTCAAATTCTATGCTTTTATTAGGATTATTAACTACCTTCTTCATGATGTCGATGTCTATATCGGAGTTTAAGGGAGTATCCATGTTGCGAGGAGCGTAGAAATCGATACCAGTCGGAAATTCTACATTCGCGTTTGCGAGGGCTCCTGAACCGTGATAAAGTTGCATACCTTTGGGAAACTTGACAACCTGAAAATCGCCATCAAAGTAATAGGTACCACATGAAAAATAATTCATAGGAATATGAAAACCACTGTTAATGTTAATAACGGTTTGACCTCCTTTTTTCCAATCCCATAGTTCTATTTTAGAACACGCCATTTTGTATTGTGATTAAATTTGGAATATAAATACTCATAAGACTCTCAATCTCCTCTGAGTGCTAATCAATTTATTACCCCTCGGGGTAATAAATTCAGGTCTACATGGATGAACCGGACATTTCCCTTTCACATCTTTACAGGTCTGACCTAGACACTGAGGTCTGCAGCGCTTCTTGACACACTTGCCAAGCGCGACATGGATATCCTCTTCCGCTTGATACAGAAATTCTGGCAATGTGTGGCTGAAAATCTCACCGTGGATATCCACGGTGAGGTTTTGGAATGGTTAGGATATGATAGTGGACATGAATATGATAACAAGGCAACGTTAACGTTTATTCAGTGAATAGTTTGAGCCGATCTTTCAAAATATATAACTTTCTAGTTATATATGCTATATGGACGATAATTACTCAAACTATGTTGAATAGTCTGAAGTGATTATTAGTTACTTCCATTCTGTGCATTTCGGTAGTGATACCATCCTTTTCACGTAATATTAAATAACTATTGAGGTTGCTTTCAACCTCACCATCGTATAAGGTGATCCTATCTTTGTATATTGGGTACACCTTTTCAAATTTGAATCGGACATTGTCTGTATCGTCAAAGATGACGAGTTTAGTGATAGTCTCATCAGCAAGAATTGATTTGACTCGCTCGCTGTCGAACCCAATTAGAATGACCCGATTCTCGTTTGTTGTTTGAGTGTGTTTACTATTTTGTAAAATATTTTGTAAACTAGAATTATGAGGATGTGAAATGTTTACCATTTTTTTGAAAGGATTATTGCCTTTAGCCCGTATCTGCTTTCTAGGCATAGATAGGTATGAATGGATTAGTCTTGAATATATGATATGAAATTGAATATATGATATGAAATTGAATATATGATATGAAATTGAATATATGATATGAAATTGAATATATGATATGAAATTGAATATATGATATGAAATTGAATATATGATAAGTTGAAATTTATCTTCAAAAATATGGTATAAAGTAAATACTATGTACTTATCACGTTTAGCATCTGACGAGACTGATGACATGAATGAATACTCAGACTTCCTGACAACATACATCAGTTCGGTAAAAGATCTCATTGAAGTTATCACAGCCCTCAAGTGTAAACTACATACGGACAATCTTGAGGATTTTTTTGAGCCATTGAGACCTTACATTGAGACTTATAAGCCAAAACAGTCCGTCATGTTGAAGACATCACACGCGTTTTGCAACTGCTGTGAACTATACGTGCCTTCGCATCTCTGTGTCTGGGTTCGAAACAACCCCGAGCTTTTTGAGACTGAGATTGCTTTTTACTATCGTTTCCTGAAACACTTTAGTGGTCTTATTAAGTCTGATGTGTCACCCTATCCAGCTGATGAACTGTATGTCGGGGATGATACCCCATTATCTGGTCAGACTAACCGTGAAAAGTTGAAGTTGCTCAGTTCTGTTGTGAAACATTATGAATATATATGTGATTACATAATCCAGTAGATCGTAGAAAATACAAGTATGTTCGAGAGTTGAATATCAAAGAAACACATTTATGAGGATAAAATAATATGATAAAAATGACTATGTCAAACATTATCATGAATACCGGCAAGATCACCAAACAAATAGTTCAACAACTGATAAAGAAGCAGCCAAAAGTCGACGAGGAGCAGCCATGTGTCGAGTTGTATTGTTCTGAATACAGGGACCAACGATGTATACCTCACAGCACCAATACCAAGAGCTTCGTCTTTAATGGCGATCAGCTTTTCTTCGAAGGCTACCCCTACTCAATTGAACTTTCTCAGGACAACTGTGAGGGACTTCAATTTGAAAAATGTAGTTTCTTTGAGGCACATGAAGGTACCCTATTGAGAGTATTCAACATCAACGGAAAGTGGTACACCTCAACAAATAGATGCCTGGATGCTTTCAAAAGCAAATGGGCGGCAAAGACTACCACATTTGGTATCCACTTTGCCGACACCGTGCGAGAGAACATCAGAGCTATCGATGATGATGAGATCTTTGAGGATGATGAAGCAGACGTTAAGACATTGGAAGAGAGAAAGAAGGATGCTAGGGATTACTTGAACAAGATCTACGAGGTCAACCTCGATAAATCTAAAAAGTACATGTTCTTGCTTGAGCCATGTAAGGAGGAGCGTATAGTATGTCTCACAAAACCATATAGCTTCTTCAATATCGGTGTCTTTGACAAGGACAACAACTTATCCCTTGACGAAGACGTGATGTTGGATGGATTTAAGGTCCCAAAAACTAAAAAACATGTTTTTGAAAATATGAACGAGATGTTACACGCCCTTGACAATATTGATATCAACAAAATTCAGGGTTTCATCGCCATCCAGAACGATGAAGGTCGTGACAAACACTACAAGATCCTAAACAATCGCTACAAATATTACTTTGGATTAAGGAACAATACCCCAAGTATCAGGTTTAGGTTCATTCAACTTTATCATCAAAACACTATCGTTAATCTAAATTATGGTATAAACCAACAGACAACCATTCAGACCAACCAGATGCTAAAAGATTTTTGTAGTATGTATGACTTCAATCCTCATCCCCTACTTGAATACATCTGGACCAAAATCGTAAAAGACCTCTTTCAAAAGTACAAACAGAGGTATATTAAGAAACTTCCTGACTTTGCCATCACGGAAAAGCAGGACAAGATGCTCAAAGAAATACACAACCACTTCATTGAATCTTTGAGAAATGGTACCCGTCGTGTAACCAACGAGTCTAGGATCATGGACATTCTCACAATACAGGAACCTTCTTCTTTCAATCAGCTCATTGCAGAGTATGAGAAAAAGGACAAGGATTCAGAGAAAGAACATACCTTGAGAAATATGGAAATTTCATAACTTTTAACCAAGTTATTTTAAATTTTAATTCGATCATTTGCCCAGACTATCGGGCCGAAAATTTTACCCTTCGGGGTAACATTTTCTTACTAAAATATCACAAATAATCACTGAAAACAACCACGAGATGATATATTGATGAAAGCGATGAAATCTAAAGACAACCATTCTATATATTGAGAAAATGTATACAGTAAGCGAATTGCTCAATAACCCTCCCAACCTCATGTACCTCAATGACCAATACATGCAGGAAATCTTCAAGTTCAAAGACCATGACATCCAATTTCTAAAGATGTTTTGGCAACCAGACTTTGATGACTCATGGATCCTTCTCGATGAACCCTTCATTGAGACATGGCTCATCCAGGATACTAATCTTAATCTGAACCAATTATATCAACAGATTTTATTCACCATGTTCCACAAAGATACCAATTACAAGTTATCTGAGGAAGCTAATTCTGACAGTATATACATAGTCAAAGGATACTGTCTCAAATCTTTGTGCATCATGTGTAATACCATTTTCAGGGATTTCTTTATCAAACTGGGCCGTGTAGCGCATATGCTCATCCTCACCAAATCCATCGAAGACAATACGATGCAAATCAAACTAAACAAGATGACCAAGCAACTTGATATTCTCTCCAACAAGATTGACAATATCACTTTTCTCGTTGAAGAGATCGTGAGCGAACGTCTAGCCGAAATTTCCAAGAAGGTGATCCTGGACTCTAGATGTGAGGAAGTAGTAAACCTTATCAAATTACCTCAACCTTTTAACGCATCACATCGTATGCCCTATCATCTGCGCAACGCCGACTACATCATTATCAGGTCTCTCCGCAAAAACTACAACAAACACCTAAACAAAATCAAGTCCTATGGTGTGGATGGTTGTGACATGATTGAGGAGGTCTTCAGATCACCTATTGTAAATGATGACGGTATTGACCTGGTAAAAACACTCAAAGATATTGGTTTTAAGACGTATAAAAGTAATGGTGTATCAACCAATGATCATCTCAATCTTATAGAAAAGGTAAAAAATATCATAGGTTTAGAAGATATGAAACAATAGAAGATATGAAACAATAGAAGATATGGACAATAATTCAGCAATAATTCAAGTTTTTGGTCCCATTCATTACCACTGGTAATGAATATGAAAAAAACCAACCATAACGTGGAAAAATTTGAATAGATTTATCGATGAACAATCTGATATATTAAAAGGATGAGTAATACTAAGAATCGCTCCGCGTGTGTATCGTCACCCCTCAATGAGTTTTTACGGGAAATGAAGTGTCCCAATAACCCTACCCACACACATGTGTCAATGGGTACACCAAAGGGTGTTTACGCCATCGGGTCCAAAATGAAGGATTTTTGGCAGATCTACACCGACTCTTTATCTCAAAAGAAACACATGTATCTGGCTGAAAACTCTGGTAAAGAAATACCCATCCTTGTTGATATTGACCTCAGAGTCAAGAAATCTATCTTGTCAAAAGATGATGAGCAACGGCCTCATCTCTACACGAACGCCCAAGTGAAAGCAATTGTGAGCGCGTATCAACAATCTATTCATGAGGTTGTAGACTTTTCAGATGTAGACGTTGACAAGCAAAACTCTGCATATACATGCGTGTTGCTCGAGAAAAGACCTTACGAAACAGAGATTGGCGGGGAGAAGTACATCAAGAACGGATTCCACCTCCACTTCCCAAAGATTTTCTTAGATAAAAAGGCTCAAGAGGTATACATCATTCCCAAAGTCAAAGAACGCATCAATGGTCTATTTGACAACATTGGTGCTAAAGATTTCCTAGACACTAACTCGATCAACGTTCACTGGCTCCTCTATGGGTCCCGAAAACATAACAACACGCCATACAAGGCAACCAAGTGTTTCCTAAAACACGCAAAGGAGGTTACCCTTGAGGAAGGCCTATCTGATTACATTTGCAGCAAATATCCTGGTGAGTCAAAAGAGGATGTGCATTGCCATGGCAATGTGAATGTCATGTTACCGCGTATCCTGTCCATCTTCCTCTACGACAGGGCAGACATTTATTTCTACAATCCTAAACCAAGTGTAACCACACCACTTATGAAAACCTTTGAGATGGTCAAGAGCAAACGGAAGCAATATGCCAATGATTCTATTGAGGTTCAGCTCCAAGAGGCTCAACAACTGCTCGGTATGATGAATGTTTCACGCGCCGATGACCGTTCTACATGGCTCCGCGTCGGATTCTGTCTCTGGCAGATCAGTGGGGGCGATGACGACGGGTTTTCAATATGGTTAGAGTTCTCAGAACAAAGCGATAAGTTTGACGAGAGCGAGTGTCTATCGCTTTGGAATAAAATGCGTCCTAACAACATCACGATCGGTACTCTCAAATACTATGCCAAAAATGACAGTCCAGACGAGTATGAAAAAATGATTGAAGAGAAGACTAACGAACTCGTTGGTACGGCTGTGTATGGAGGCAATAGTGATATCGCCAAGATCCTGGAACACGAATATGGTAATGAGTTTGTGTGTACTTCAATAACCAACAAGGAATGGTACCAGTTTAAAGACCATATCTGGAAGTTACTCGATAAAGGTACCAAGCTCCGTGAACGCATCTCAGATGACAACGGAATCGTCATGAAGAAAATCAAAACCAAGCGTCGCGACATCTACAATGCACTCGAAGACCTCGACGAAAAAGATCCTGAGAGAAAGGATTGTGAAAAGAGGCTCAAGAAGATGAATGCCCTCATCACACAATGCAAGTCTACCACTTTCAAAAATAATGTCATGATAGAGTGCCAAGAGAGGTTTTATAACGAACAATTTCATAACCTCTTGAACAAAAACCCATACCTAGTCGCCTTCAAGAACGGTGTCTATGACTTTGAGAATGATATTTTCAGAGATGGTCACCCAGAGGACTACCTATCAGTTGCGATACCCGTCGAGTACATGGACTACGGGTCAATTGACCACCCCGATGTGATGGAGGTAGACGACTTCTTTCAGAAGGTTTTCCCAGACCGTGAGGTCCGCGACTACTTCCTAGATCAAGCATGCAATGTCTTTGTAGGCGGCAACCAACACAAGGTCATCCTTTTCTGGACTGGTGAGGGTAACAATGGCAAGACAGTCACTCAAACATTGTTTGAGAAGATGCTCGGTAAGCTGGCTGTCAAATTCAGCACCTCTCTTCTCACAGGCAAGAAGGCCAATCTCGGAGCTGCCAATCCTGAGATGGCACGCGCTGGTGACGGTGTGAGGTGGGCGGTTATGGACGAACCAAACGCTGATGAGATGATCAGCTCTGGAACGCTCAAGGGACTGACTGGCAATGATTCGTACTTTGCCCGCGATCTATTCCAGAAAGGTAAGGAGACAAAAGAAATTCAACCCATGTTCAAGTTACACATGATCTGTAACAAACTCCCTACCATCAAGGATGCCGATAAAGCTACATGGAACAGAATACGCGTCATCCCGTTTGAAAGTACATTCAAAAATGAGAACGAATGTCCTCAAGAATTCGAAGATCAAATCAATCAAATGATCTTCCCTATGGACAAAAACTTCACTGACAAGATCCCAAAAATGACACAACCACTGGCTTGGTACCTCATTCAGAGATGGCGTACTATAAGGATGCTCGAACCCATCGAACCTGAGAAAGTCAAGGTGGCTACCGATATGTACAGACAAGAGAATGACATATACAAACAGTTCGAACAGCAATGCGTCTTAACTAACAAGGAGAGTAAGCTCACACTCATCGATTTGTACTATCACTTCAAAGAATGGTTCAGGGAGGAATACCCCAATCACATCACACCCACCAGGGTCGCCGTCAGACAACACTTCATCACTCAGTGGGGTGCTCTCGAAAAGGGCAAGTACTGGAACAACAAGTCATTGCAGCACTCATCAAATGACGATGACGATGACGAACGGATCAATCCATACATGTAAACAATACATGTAAACTACTAAAACTACTATTAAAACTACTAAAACTACTAAAACTACTAAAATTAGTCATAACCCTCCGGGGTTATGACCAAGTGTTAAAAATTACTAATCATTTTCCTCGTTGTCCTCGTTTTCCTGCCGTGTCTCTGCGAACTGGAGGTAGTCATCGCAACCAAACTTAAAATCTGGTACTTGTTGCGCTTTGAAGTAGAAGACACAATCAGTCCACTCGTTGCTCTGTATCTGGTTATTGATGTAGATGCATGTATAGTCTTCGGTGAGCTCATTCATGAGCTTGCAGAAGATACTGTACGAAGGGATGATGCTGGCGAAGTCCTTGTAAATCTTCTCACGATTGGCCTGGTTTGGTTCCCTGAAGATGAACACTCCATCGATGTTGGTTCGGATGCTGGGTTTAAAATCAAATACATACTGGTTTGCAAAGATAGCAAGCATGTTCCAGTGACGCCCGTTCTTGAAGAGACCTTGCATCATAGGATCATTGAAAATCTTGATATCGTCCATACAGTCGTCCATCACAAGCACAGCCCATCCGTTAGGAAGATGTTCTTTTGCCAGTTTCTGACGTTTGATGAAGTTATCGATCACATCCTTCTTATATTTTTCGTAGATAAAGAGATTTGGAAAGAGATGAGAGTAAAACTTGTTACTGTCCTCGGAACCAGAAATGACGACACCTGTGGGGATGACGTGCTTCTTGGCGTACAGGAGGTGTTTGATTAAAACGGACTTACCTGAGCCGGGCTTACCAATGATGGTGATCTTGGATCCTCCCAAGTTGGACTTGAGGCTCTCAGCGTTTGGTCTGATAGAGTTTATGTTTAGTTCCTTGATCGAAATTGATTTGATCATTTTTCCTCATATGATAGATCTCTAACTCTTTTACAACCTGAATTTATATACAAGTAAGGTCAGTTTTAGCTTTTTAATTTATGAAAAATTGAATTATGGATAGTAATGATAATAGAAAATAATAAAGCATTATGTCTAACCAAGTAAAAATCATATCCGCTGAACCAGATGCATCATTTCATAAACTAAATGTTGACAACATCATTGTCGAATTACCCAAGAAACCAGCTGGCGTAGGACAGAAGGGTATCTGGGTCAACATCAAGTACAAATATGGCAATAATGGGAAAAAGGACATTGATAATCTTAAAATTCAAACATCTGAACTGTTTTCGTACGGTATCTCACGCTTTGAGGAAACATCCCCTCCCAAAATGTCGCTTGTTATGCTCAATAGAAAACTGAGTGAGGCTCAGGCCAACGGAGAAAACATCGACGAAGACGATCTCGTCGACCTCAAGGTTGAGAATGAGACTATCCAAATATTGGAAGACATCACCGAGAAGATCAAGGAGCTGATGAAGGAAACCAATATTGTAAATGGTCTCGGAAAGCAACGCGACAAAAAGTGGAGCTCAAACGTAGATCAAATGGAGATAGTCAAACGAAAGGAACAGGAAAATGGCATAGACTCCGTCTACGTCTACGCAAAGGTTGTCACAGCCAATAATTTCATGAAAACCAAATTTCTCATGCTTGATGATAAAGAGGAAGAAGGTGTTAAGGAACTCAAAGAGGACGAGGTAATTGAGAAACTCTTAGAGAAGAACGTCAATTGTAGAGCAACGGCAATGCTTGTGATCGACAGCGTGTTTGTTGGTACAGCTCCTCATATTCAGATAAAGATGTCGGAAGTTATCATCAGCGAATTTATCGAACACAAAAATAAGCGTAACATCATCATGCCTGCTAGATTCAGGAACAAATCTAACGATAAAAATAAAAATAAAAATAAGCTTGACTCTGATGATGAAGATGATACGTCTTCTGTAAAACCAAAGAAGATCATCAGAGAATCGGATGACTCCGATTCAGACTAATAACTTTTTAATAACTTTTTATAATTAGGCCTTGTTTTAACCCATATATAACTATCAAAATTTTAAAATTTAACCCCTCGGGGTTAAATTTTTACACATTGTGTTATCCCAGGTATGAATTGGTTAAATATGGGTTAAATATGGGTTATGTAGTATCCTAGATATTACAAAATGAGCAGAAAAGATATCAATGATCAGTCACTTTGGAACGATGCAGCTATTGAGGAGACAATCAAGCGTATGGATCCTGAGCAACTATATAAATATCAAAAAATGGGACAGAAACTGTTTGATAAGGCCAATGACCCTAACCCTCATACCGTCTATATGGAGGTTGCTACACAAGTGAAGCTGATGCTGCGCGACGGCCTCGATCCGTCACTACTTGATGAAAACGAGAGACAAATTTACATCGACACATATGGTTTAAAGTCGCTGGAAGAGTACACAAAAGATGACGACGATAGAAGCGACGGTAAAAGCCCTGATTCAAACAAAGGCCAAGATCAAGGAATATCAGGTAGCAACCAACACCTTACGAAAACAGGAAAAAGAATTGGTAAAAGATATCCAAACTTACCTTAACGAGAGAAACGAAGAAGGTATTCGGGTAGACGACAACACGTACATCACACTATCGAATCACGAAAAAAAGATCAACCTCAGTAAGAAAGAACATGAACAGCATGTACGCGACATGCTCTACTCACGAGGTATCGAAGACCATGATTTCACAGTACAACTTCTCAACAAGATCAGTAATGTAGTCCAAGAACAAAAAATCAAGATCAACAAGGATAAATAAATTATATTTACACAGAACCCATTTTTTATAACCACAAATGGTTATAAAAATAATAAAATTATTACCAACCTAAATGGTCGTAATTTATTTTTTCATAACAGAATAAATCTAAATCTACAACGCTCTCAAGCCAATCCCTAAATGGTGTCAACCTAGGTATGTTGTAAGCTAAGATATCTATACCTTTGTATTTAATGTACAGTTCATGAGTCTGACCATATTCTGAGAAAAGACTTTCTGTATTTTTACCACCTGTGATGATGTAGAAATCTTGTTTGTAGAGCTCTTGTAACGAATATGGTACCAAATATTGAGCAACAGTACCCATGTATGCTACGTTCAATTCGAAGTGAGAGACTAGGTCGCTCACCTTTACTCTTATACCTTCTTTACTCTTAGACCCTCTAAATTCGATATTTTCATATACATCAAAGGTAACCAGTTGAAGATCGCATGGAAACTGAGATCCAGGAGATTCATCGTCGGGGGTTGTGGGAGGTGTTAGTGCTAGATTCATGTATGACATATCCATGGTTAATAATAACATGATTGTCTTTAACCCTAAAAAATAACCATGATATCTAGAAATTTATAAGTATAAATAAGTATAATCCATATAGTTCAATGTCTCAGTTTTGATTTTTTTCTAAGCATTCGAGAGCTAGTTTAATAGCCTTATGAGACATACCTATCTTCATGCTTTGGTCTATTAGACCCATACCACTCAGGTTCTGTTTTCCCTTAGTTACTATCTTCATTTGCTGACATTTTTTGAGTAGTTCAAGTAATGAGTCCCAGTATTTCTCTAGCGAGTCTTGAATTAGTTTGATCACGTTCTTGTGCACCCTCTCGAGTTCAGGGATGATGTTCTTAACGAGCAGCGTCTCAATATCCAATATCACAAGCAGTTTAGTCTCCTTTGAACCATTGGCATAGAAGACATCAACCTCTCCATCTTTATCAAGTACTGTCAAATACTCCTCAGATATAATACCTATCTTGTACGGGATCGATTTGAGGGATGGTTCAAGACGTTTTATCAGATCTATGAGGCCTTGGGGTGACGATGTGGCTTGTATCTCCTTTACGATAGACATGTCTGGGTCAGCTGCCAAAACATCGAAACTTATATCACGCGACTTCCATCTTGACAAGGATAAAAACTTTTTTATATCCATCTTGATCTCATGATTTGAAGATATGTAGAGTAGACATGGGACGCCATTCTCTGTGTTGAAGTGCACGTAGCGCAGCTTGTCGTTGCGCCCATAGAGCTCCTTCACAGTACATCTGAGAGCAGGTCTACCACTTATCATATTCCTACCTGTTAGCAAGTCATACAATTTAGAATACAACAACATGTTTTTTTACTCTAATGAAATGATCTTTAGAGTCCTTTAACCCATATATGACTAGAACCAAGTCATACCTATATCTGCTTTTAAGTACCCTTGGAGTATATGGGTTACATTATGTATTTGTTGTTTTTGACACCTTCCTCTTTGGGGATGCTTTGTTATCCTCTTCGATCACCTTGTTCAATTCAGCATTTACGATGTAATCCAGTTCGTCTTCGTTGGTTTCGATATGGAGTGGTTCCAGGTCGCACATAGCAGATTCGCAGGGAGGCGACATCGGAGATGGTGTTTCTTGCGACATCGGAGATGGTGTTTCTTTGTTTTGTTTGTTTTGTTTGATTTCTCCAGAAGTATACTTAGGTTTGTACATGGCATGAAGGTCGTCAGGAGGAGGAGGTCTGGCTAACAACATCTCAATGGTTTCGAAGCGTTTGGAAAGCTTTACCATTTCCTGATTCTGAGATGTAACTTTTGTGTACATAAAGTAGCTCACTATAGCTATAACCACGAGACAGATGACGCACACAATGATATTTTCAAAGTTCATTTTTTCTTGCCCATATAAATCGTTAACTCATAATACAATTCCTTGAATTAATAAAATGGTATGTTATTCTAAACATGATTACAAATTATTAGGATTCGAGAAATCAAGGGCAAAGGATAAGATGTATGCAGCTATCCTAGAAAATAAATCAACTGGACGTGAGAGAACTGTCAACTTTGGAAGCAAGTCGTATCAAAACTATAGAGATATAACAGGTCTGAATCTCTACCCTCATTTGATTCATGGAGATAGTAAACGACGAGCCTCATACAGGGCTCGTCACAAAAACAACGTACACAGTGGGTGCTACAGCCCTGCATATTTCAGTTACTACTATTTGTGGTAAAGGGATAAACGAATCTCATGAGGATATAGAAGTCTCCTCCGCGCTGTATCCGTAACTGTATCTCAACAACAGTTATGACATATTTAAAAAAACACCATTGTATGTTCAAAAATTTGAATTTATACAAAAATTCACATGATCAAAACTAAAAATGGCCGGTCTATATGAAGGACAACACGACACCTTACCTCAAACTATCCCTTTTCAAGGTAACAACACATACCTACTCAACGATCTTATCACATTTGATAGACCGTTCTTCGTAGGATGCATACGCGAACCCAGAAAAACAATTCAAAAGAAAAATATCCCTGAGGACCAGTACTGGTTCGCTACATACAGCAAACGAGCAGATACGTGGTCTCAGGCACTCCCTGAGAATAAGAAAGCAAAGATCCTCATATCTGAGGACTGGGTTCATAACAACTTACCCAAACTCACAGGAGATCAGAATGCTTACAAGTATAAGCCTCCTCCTCCTCTGTTGGAGCTAAGCGACTCTGAAAAGTTTAGAGATGAAGCAGGAAATGTGTATGAGGTGGAGGTGAGAGGTGAGAAGACGAAAGAAAACATCCGGTTCAAATGTGAAGACATAACTCGGGTGTTTGAAATGCAAACGTTAGATACACATATAAATAGGATGCTGGACAGCTCCGAATATGAAGTATTCTATTCTGACATGACTAGGGACTATTTATCTTCGGTCATGCCCGGAAACACTGGAGGTAATCCAACTTTCACGTATCTGACATACAACGGACTCCTCAAGATCATCAATAATTGTAGATCATACAACATCTCAAATGTAACCAAATTTATGAATACATCTCTAATGAAGAACCTTCAACAACAATCTCAAAATATTGTTATTATTACACCATATAAGGAACAACAAACTATCCAAGCCATTCAGGAAGCGTTTCCTGAAGAGATCATGTATACCCAATATAGAGTAGGTCCTTATAGAGTGGACCTGTATATTGAAGGTAAATTGGTTATTGAATGTGATGAAAACGCCCATCAAGACAGAGATAAATCTTATGAGGTTGAAAGACAAAGTTATATCTCAGATATGTTGGAATGTTCGTTTTTCAGATTTAACCCAGATGAACCTGCTTTCAGTGTGTATAGATTAATCAAAGATATTACTCATAAAATACATTCCTGTTCTGAATATAGGGCTGAGCACGATGCTGAGTTGATTAACGAAGGATTGAAGAGGGAAGTAACTATGCTAAACAATCAAGTAGAGGATTTGAAGAAGGAGCGTGAGTACATGCGTGCTGATGCAGAGAAGCGAGCAGAGAAGCGAGCAGAGAAGCGAATACGGGACAGGTCTCGTGAGAAGCAGGTATTGATAGATGAAATGATGGCACGCTTATCAGTCTCTGAAAAAGAGCATAAACGATGTCAGGATGCATTGTGTGAGATAGCTTTATTGACACCTGCCCAGCGTGAGGAGTTAGCTGGTTTGTTTGCAGCGACGAGATTGAATCTAGATCCGTTTTTGTCTACTGATTAACCCATATATACCTGGCAACGATTGAAATAAGGTGTATTGACGTATTTATAACCCAGATGGGTTATAAAATTAGAAGATGATAGACATACTCATTCATTACCCGGAGTTATTATGAATAACATAATTTGAATTTATACAAAAATTCACATGATCAAAACTAAAAATGGCCGGTCTAT